TGTAGATGCGCTTCACTCTGTTTCCTCCTTCTCTTCCTTCGTAGTGGTGTGGGCGAGAGCGCGACGCTGGGCGTCCTGCAAGATGCGGGCGAACTTGTCGACGGAACAGAACACGCCGGCGTCTGCCATGATGTCGACCATTTCGCGGTGCGACATGCCGGTAACGAGTTGGGTGGGTTCAGATAACGTTCTCATGCAACCTCCTCGAACATGTCAGGTTGGCGAGCCGCTTCGATCCTCTCCGTCTCAACGCGCTCGTATTCGAATTTGATCCTTGCTTCCGCGATCGCCACGTATTCCGGCGTCATGTCGATCCCGACGAAACGGAAGCCTTCGCGCATCGCCGCCTTACCAGTGCTGCCCGATCCCATGAAGGGGTCGAGCACAGTACCGCCAGGCGGCGTCACGAGTCGGCACAGATAGGCCATCAGGTCGGTCGGCTTCACGGTTGGATGGTGATTGCCGTTGCGCTCTTGCCAGTCGGCCATCTCGCGATCGCGCATCGTTGCTTCGGTGCTGACTGCTGGTGCGTCGCTTCCGCCGATGCCTTCATTGCGGTCGGCGCGCGAAGCCTTCGCGCAGTAGAAGAACCGAGCTGCAGAGCCAGTGTCGAGACGGCGCGCGCCCGGCTTCATGGCGAAGTTCGTACCGCCCGTGTCCGTATAGCGCGCATCCTGCGATGCCTCACCAGCCCGCTGCATCGCGCCATAGACATTGCTGGTTTTTGCGCTTGGTGCAGTGAAACTCACGTCCGCCATCTGGCCGGGCGCATCCGGGAATTGCTCGAGTACTTCGGGTGAACCGTCGTGAATGATGTTGGCTGGCCAGCGGCCCAGTGCGTTAGGGTTGCGCTCGCCACTGCCATCCTTCATCGAAAAGCTGCTGCTGGTGTCGTCAGCAGCGTTTGCGTTCGCATAGCCCGCCTGCTTCCGATATAGCGGGTTCGTGGCCGGGTCGTTCGCGTCGTTCTCATAGCCCACCCGGCACGCATCAATATGCAGCGCTCCGGTACCGTGCTGCAGGACATTCGCCTCAACCGTTCCCCTGAACGGCTTGCGAGCAAACGCGATCGGCTCCCATGCAGGTTTTACGGCGGTGCCCCAGCCTTGCCAGTCGCCCGACAGGTTCCGGGATTTTGGAAACCCCGAGCCATACACCCAGGCGAATTGGTCGCGCACCTCGAAACCCGCATCCTCGATCGCGCACGTCATGCGGTGATAGGTCCGGGTGCTACTGAAGGCGAGCAGATGGCCGCCCGGCTTGAGTACTCGCAAGCATTCAGCCCACATCTCGACGCGGTGCGCGATGTCGCCGCCGTCCCAAACCTTCCCCATGAATCCCTTATCGCCGATGCGATGTCGACCATGCGGCATTTCTGGATTGTTGGTGCGGGCGTGGCCGCCGCGCGATGCTTGTGTCAGGTGATAGGGCGGGTCGGTCACGATGCTGTCGACCGACGCATCGGGCATGCCGCGCATCATTTCGATGCAATCTCCGGTCAGCAGCGTGTAGGCTGAAACGAACTCCGTCATTCCCCACCCCCTTGTTCTATCTCGCGATCGCTCATGCGGCACACTCCAACTCGTCGTCCCACAAATGCCGGTAGATACGCCGACTCAAATCACCCGAGGCGAAGTGCTGCGCCGGCTTGCCAAACCATGCGGCCGAAATCGGATCACGCTCCGGCAGCCGGTTGGCCTCTTCGAAGATCCGGCGAATACGTGCAGCGCGGGCTTGCTTCTGCCGCGTCGACGGCAAGGTTCCCGCCTTGCCTGCGGCCCACGTAGCCGCGTCCTTGCCTCGACCCGAACAAGGCTTACATCCAGCGACATGGCAAAGCCCTTCAGCTTCGGCGCGGCGCAGAACATCACTCGTCGCATTGCGGGTCATACCGATCGCTTCGGCAATTTCTCCTGCCGTCATCGGGTTCACACCCAGAACGGCAGTAACTTTGCCGATCGACTCCTGGTGCTGGTCCGGGCGGCTGAGGCCCATCGCGATCGCCTGCTTGTACACAGCGAACCTCGGGCGGCCAAGCATCTTCGCCACGTCGTCCACGCTGCGTGCCGTTGCATAGTGGGCGAGCATTACCGCCCTCTCTTCGTCATTCCATCGCTTAGCCATTTCTCCACTCCCCTTAAGCAGCCAGCATCATTTCTTCGAATTCCGTTTCCTTTGAGCCGCCTTCGACCCGATCGGTAACGGTCTTGATGGTTTCAATCACAACCGCTCGGCTCGCCAATTCGAGTTGCGCATCGTGAATTTCGAGGGCCGTGCTGACGAATTCGGCGTCATCGCCAGTCAGCATCCAGATTCCAGTCCGGTCACCGCGCTTCTTGGCGCGGACAATTGCAGCCATGCCAGATTCAATCTCGGACAGGTAGTCGGCGCCGACGCCGCGAACCGGGTCTTTCGCAAGCTCGTGGCTCACGTCAATCGCGCTGGCTAGGACGTACAGAGAATCCTTATCGCCACCTTTCAGTAGCCGATCGAGTGCAATGTGTGCGGCAATCTCAATGTCGCGCTTCGCGTCAGCCCGGATCGGCATTCTCGCGATGGATCGCTCCATGATTGAGGCGCAGCGCTCGAGCTTGCGATTAGGATTGAACTTCTTTCTAGGTTTCTGGCTGCGGCTCATGCGGCCTCCTTTTCATTCGCCATCTCGCGAGCGACGAGTGCCCATGCTTCGATGGAACTTTCCATCGTCCAGTCGTAGTCGCACTTCGCTCCTTCGACGAGAAAAACTTTCATCGGCCACACAGCCCGCCATTCATCGCGGTCCTTGCGGTAAAACAGCACCGGAATTGCCCTCTCAGTGATTGCCTGATTGATGGCTTGGCCCCACCAGCCAACGATGTCACCGCGCGTCGCCGTCGCATGGCGCTTCACTTCGACGCACCAGCCGGGCACGCCCTCAAGGTCCGACTCGCCGTCGAGCTGGCGCACCTTGCGGCGCACGGTCCATCCGGTCAGGTCGCTCATGATGGCGGCGATCTCACGCTCACCGACCTTTCCTTTGTTTCGCGACTTCATGCCCATGCTTTCACCTCGTAAGCAGTCCTACGCGCCACTTTCATTACTGTTCTCATTCCCCACCCCCATTACTTCCGTTCAGTCCAAAGCGCCTGAAGCGCTTCCTTTATCTGCGATGCGTCCTCGGCGCTATGCATCTCAAGATTCGCGAGGTAGGCGCGGCGTTCCTGCAATGACCATCCGGCAATTTCTTCGATGACATCGGCCAGGTCCTTGTCTGTCATTCAAATCCCCTTCGAGCTTTCTCTTGGGGCCTGTGTGGTGCCGACACATATCCCGGCGCCATATCCGCAAACTTCTGATGCTCGCCAATGAATGCGAGCCGAACTGGGCCCGTCTCCCCATTGCGCTGTTTGCCAACGATGATTTCTGCGGTGCCGCGATCTGGCGTATCCGGGTTGTAGACTTCATCGCGGTACAGCATCAGGATGATGTCGGCGTCCTGCTCGATGGCTCCCGAGTCGCGAAGATCGCCCATGGTCGGGCGCTTGTTCGGGCGCTGCTCAACGCCTCGGTTGAGCTGGGCGAGCGCGATAACCGGAATGTCCAGTTGCTTGGCGAGACCCTTCAGGCCCGCAGAGTAAGCGCCAATCTTCAGGTCTTGCCGTTCTTCCGTGCCGCCCGTCATCAGGCCGATGTAGTCGACGACGACCATGTTCAGACCATAACGGCGCTTCACAGTCCGGCTTCGGCTCGCGATTTCAGCCATTGACAGGCCGGACGTGTCATCCACCAGCAGCATCATTTCCGACATGACAGAAACGGCGTGGGTTAGCCGCGGCCAGTCGCCGTCCGTGATCTTCTTACCGTCCAGAACGTGGCCGAGAGGAATCCCGCCGATGCGCGCAATGTTGCGCTGATGGAGCGCCTTACCGGACATCTCGAGCGAGAACACCAGCACCGTGCCGCCATCCTGCGCGACGTTCCCGGCGACGTTCATCGAGAACGCCGTCTTGCCCATCGAGGGGCGGCCGGCAACGATCACCAATTCGGAACCGCGCAGACCGCCGCCCAGCTTCGCGTCAAGATCGTTAAAGCCGGTCGACGTCACCAACAGCGGCGCACCATGAAAGCGATCGTCGATTTCCGTGACGATCTCCGTCAACAGCGGTCCGGGCATGCGCGGCTCGAAGGTCTTCGCCTCGGCCAGCGGTTCGAACTTGGCTTGCGCCTCGCTGATGATGTCCGATACCGTCTTGCCGGCACGGTTGAACACCATTTCCTGCACCTCGTCAGTTGCCGACAAAACTCCGCGCAGCTTCCAGCGATCTACAACGATTTCCGCCCACCGGGCGATGCCAGCAGCGCCAGGGGTGTTTTGAACTAGCGTGTTCAGATACGACAGGCCGCCCGTCTGATCGGCCTTACCCGAGCAGCCCAGCGCCTCGAACACAGTAATCATGTCGGCAGTACGGGCGGCGACGATCAGTTTCGTGATGTGCTCAAAAATGATTCGATGGTCGTAGCGATAGAAGTGCTCGGCCTTAAGATCGCCGATACGGTCGACTGCATCGTTGTCGGAGAGCAGGGCGCCCAAGACGCTCTGCTCGGCTTCGACAGAGGCAGGAACTTCGCGTTGCTGTTCGATGAATCTATCAGGTGCGTTCATTCGTCTTTACCGTGAAATCGTTTTGCCTGCTCACCCTGCGTCGTCAGGCCGCAAGTGCCGTCGCCGCGCAGGAACCAAAGCTTGAACCAGCAACCACGTACCGACTTGCGGTAGACGGAGCGCCAGTCCGTGTAGCGTTTCGCACCGGTGGCCGTGTACCGCTCCTTGAATTCCAGCCAGTGAAGGCGAAGGAACTCGTCAGGAATACCCGTCTCGTCGGCATACGCGAAAACCGGATCGTTTTTCAGAATCGGCTTTTCGCCTTTTGCCTTGCACTCGTCGAGAAAGGTCTGCAATGCAATCGCGCTCCGTTTTTTCGTCTTGGATTGGACGGGTTCAGAAAGCCCCCCATCGGGGGGTATGGGGGGTTCTTCTTTACCGGTACTGGTACTGGTGTCGTCCTTCCCCCCGGAGTCCGTTAGTTGTCCTTCATTTGTCCCACGGGACTCCGGGGGGACTGCATCGGGACTCCTTCCTTCTTCCGCGTCCTTCCGTTTCCGGTACTCGGCCTTCCTGTTACGTTCCTTGTCGCGTGCGGCCAACATCTCTGCGACACGGATCGATATTGTTTCGTGATACAGGCGACCGTCTGCAGCCTTCCACCAGCCGCGCAGCAGCGTGGCCTTATGTTTGGCGAAGACTGAGGCCTTCATGCCCATGCGAACCGCGATTAGCGCGTCGTCATCGGGCAAGGAACCACAAGGCGTTTGTCTCCATGCCGATGCCCAAAGCATCAGCAGCCATGGCCGCAAATCCGGTGGCGTCAATGCCCACGTGTCAGACTGATCGATCCGCTCTAGGTCGAGCTCGAATCGCCAGCCTTTCGCACGCGTATCGGCCGGATACGGGGCCGCGCGATCAACCATTCACTTCCCCTTCAACAAATAAGCGCGAAGCCTACGGATAGCCTCACCAGCCATCCGCGTTGCCGGCGTATCTTCTTGACACATCTGCATGCGATGCAACAGTTCCGACAGTGTTGCCAGGTCAGGATCGGCGATCGGGAAAG